ATTCTCATGCTGTATAGCACATAGTATTAGCATTATAAGCGCTAATAGTTGAAATATTTGTTCCGTTCATTTTAAATATAACTCTAAGGTTTCGTCAATTTGTTTACAATTTTCAGTACCTATTGCATCTTCGCAAAAGGTAACTAAATCCATTAATTTATAATTCAATTCTAGTGTATCTTTACATTCGTTTAGCGCTTGGATATATTTATACTTACCACTAATCGGAATGCTTGCAATAATATCATAAGTACTGCCGTATTCATTAACAAGTCCCACGGCTCGCTTAGGCCCAATGCCAGGCACCCCAGCAACATTATCACCACTATCGCCTGTAAGACATTTAATACTAATGTAGTCTTCCGGCTCAAAATCATAGTGGTCATTCCAGTTATCAACTGTGACTTCTTTGCGTGTAACATAACTAAATCTTGATACGTTAGGTTGAACTAATAAATCCCAATCTTTATCTGAGCTAACAAGCCAAATATCATCAATGGGAAGTTTTGATTTTTTTGATACAATATATGCTGCAATATCGTCTGCCTCTACGCCTTGAAAGCGCAAAACTGGAAAGTCGGTATTGTCAGCAATATGTTCTAGTGTTTTTGTAAAGTCTTCGAAAAACAACTCAAACGCTGCTTTTTCAGCGTCTGTTTGTTCAGCGAACTTATCTTTACGATTTTGTTTATACTCAGGATAAATAGCTTTACGATAAGAGCTAGAGCCTTGATCGCCAGCAATAATCACATGAGATGCTTTATATGATTTTTTAAGACTTTGAACTGTGCGTAAGTAGTCTTCAGCAAAATCTGTTGCACCGCTATGTTTATAGCGAAATGCAAGATTAAGTGAATCCACAACTAGCAGAGTATTGTTTGCTTCGGTAATTTTTGAGAATGTTTTTGACATATTATTTGCGTGTTAATCTGTTATTATATCACTGCTAAGCTGTTTTGTCAAGTTACAAATACTGGTTGCTCCCACTTGAGCCAGTCTTCTAGTAGTGCTACATAGAATTCGTGATCTTCGTGGTTATAGTAAATACAACGATAGTTTTGTGAATCAGGCATTTCATCAAAAGCAACAAATACTTTGCTGCGATCAAATTTAAAAATCAATAATGGTTTTTTGCTTACCTGAATACCTTGACGAGTAGTCTGCTGCCAGAATTCTACTAGTTGCGGGGTCTTGGATGTTAGTAAGTGTGAAGTAAGGTGGTCTTCCGCATAGCCTTTAACTTCTACACACCAAAGGTTGGTTCGCCCAGGGACGTATAAATCGCCCTTAAGCTGATGTTTAGGGTCAAGAGCACCTGATCCAGGTACTCTTTCCCAAGCTAAACCTGTGTGCTTTTTTAACAGATCACGTACAGTGGTTTCTGTTCTAGCACCTTTGGCCCTAGCGTCTACGACCATTACTCTTCTTCGGTAGGCTCACTTGGAGTTTCCATTTTTGGGGGAACCCGTTCAACGACTGGCGCTGCCTCAACTACTGGGGCTGGAGTAGGTGCTGGAGTAGGTGCTGGAGTTTCTTCTACAGCAGCTTCTACGCCTCTGACTTCAACTGTACAGTTTGGATCAACACGAAAAGTAGCTTTACCTTTACCAAGTGCAGCAACATAAGGATATTGACTATCCTCTATACTGTCACCTATTGCTAAAGTTCTTCCGTTAAGGACAACTCTTACGTCTCCGTTAATTTCTTCTAAAATCATATTATACCTCTATTTGTGATATATTGTTACGTTTAATAACATTAATCTTTTCTAGTAGTGGATGACTAAAGCCATGGCTAACTAAGAAAGTATTTAAATGTTCCTCTTGCAATAACACTTCAACTAACTTTTCTTTTCCGTCAGTATCAAGTGTTTCTACAGTTTCATCCAGTATTAATAGATTGATTCTAGAACTGGACAATGTTTGCATTAGTTTTCTAATAGCTAACAGTGTAGCTACATTAACTCTTGCTTTCTCACCACCACTAAGAGCCAGTATTTCAATATCTTTTCCATTATCAGTAATAACAACATTTAATTTGTCGCTAGCACTTATCTTGAAACCAATTTGAAATCTGCCATCACTTAGATCAACCAAATATTTATTTGTAATATCTTCTAAGTCTTTGACTAAACTCTCAATTTTGTATGCTACTAAACCTGTTGTACTAAATGTCTTAGTTAAAACATTTAAAATACTCATTCTTTCGCTTAACTCATGTAACTTGCCGCTATAAACCTCTAGTTCTTGGTTCATTTCTACCAATTGTTTAGATACTAAATCTACTTTAGTATTATGTGCGGTTACTTCTTTGTTATGTTGCTCTGCTTCAACAACTTTGCGTTTAACAAACGCAATTGAATTTTGTAATTCTGTAAATTGTTGCTGTAGTGTTTGTTTGTCTAGTAAAGTTTCTGGTAAGTCTGTATCAATTAGTGTATGATACTTCTCCCAATCTTCCTGAGCTTTTTGTGCTTCTTGCCAAGCAGTTTTTTGCTGTTTAATTTCAACTATTTTTTGAGTATAACCCATAGTTTCTACAGCAGCTATTTCAGCTTCTTCAGTTTTTTCTTCAATTAATTCAGCTACTTTTTCTTCGTCAATGTCACTTAAACAAGTAGGGCACGTTCCGTGCAGTGCTTTCATCTTTTTAACAAAAGACTGGGCATCGCTAACTGTTTTTGATAGTTTTGCTACTTCTGCTTGATAGCCTTCTATACCTTCTTCAGGTTTTTCTGGCAGTGGAAGTAATTTAATTTTAGACTGTAGTTGTTTGTAAGTATTATTCTGAGAAATCTTTTTATTAGTAGACTCTATACTATTAATACTTAATTCAAGTGTAGATGCTTCTGTTAATAAGTTTGTATCTAGTTCAGGGGTTAGCACAGTTTCTTTTAGAGTTAAATCTGTCTTTTCGTACTTATTTAACCAACTTGACACAGTATTAACTTGAGACTGTACCGCAGCCATATCTTTGGTAAGTTGGGTACTTACTTCTTTAAATACTTCAGCTGCTTTGGTATACTTACCAAGATTTAGTATCTCAATAAGAAACTTTTTACGAGCAGTGTCAGGAGCTGTTAAAAACTCTAAGCTACTAGCATTTGATTGATAAACAATCTGTGCAAAACTTTTATGATCAAACCCTAATATATCTTCAATTATTTTATAAGTAGCTGTAGCTGTGTGAGCACTAATATCTACACCTTCTTTAAATAATTTAACAGTTTGTGTAGTACCACGACTAGACTTAATAGTATAATCTATACCATCTCGGTTAAAGTCTAGTTCAATAGTATAGCTTTTATCTTTAACATACCTATTAAGAATATCTGCTTTCTTAATACCTTTAGAGTTTTTATTAAATAAAACCTCTTCTAGAATAAGTGCAATAGAACTTTTCCCATGCCCATTACGACCCACTAATTGTGTAAGCGGAGCTGCAACAAAATCAATTTTATTATCTTTTCCGTAGCTAAAGGCGTTAGCCCATCGTAGTTCTTTTATAGTTATCATTTACGGCAAATCTCTTTTTTAGTTCTGGTAATCCGCCTATATATTCTCCACCAATAAATATTTGTGGAACACTACGAGCGTTAGGTACTTTTTCGATTAAATCTTTTTTAGTATATGTGCCAACACCAATCATACATTCTGTATACTCAATACCATACGAAATTAATATGCGTTTAGCTTCTTGGCAAGCTGGGCAATTTTCTTGCGACCAAACTTCGGCTTTATTCGGATTCAATTTTGTCTGCATGATTTTGAAATTCCTTTAATACATTTTCAATAGTATCTTCTGGCAACTCTAAGATGTAGGCAAGATACTCACGGATTTCTTCTGACATAGACATTTCTTTGTCTAGGATTAAAGCGGAGTCTGTATCCCGCTTAATTACTTTGCGATCAATTAAATCTGAATCTTCTAATTCACCTAGTTCTTGCATATCGCCTTCAACTTGATAAATAGTGTGATCGTAGTCGGTTTGAGGTTTAGGGTCGTGTACAGCTACTGTCTTACGAATAAGTTGAGGTAATTGTAGTTTACGCCACTCATGAGTTAAATCTTTGGTATCCAGTATAACCACGCCAGTATCCACATTCCCACGATGAAAGCTAGTAGTAACGGGACTGCCAGGATAGATAATATTTTTTTGACAATTTTCATAGCTGTGTAAGTCGCCTGCTAAAACAACATCATAACTAGCAAACAACTCTAGGTCCATTTCAGGTTTTACGTGTGGAGGAATTTCTCCACGTACATGAGTAAAACAAATATTTCCACGAATCACAAAAGGATTCTTTTCAAATTCTTTTAATTTATTATATGGAATAAAATCCATATTTTCCACTTTGCAGTAGTCATCAATAATGTCTACTAGTGGGTTTAGTCGATTGGTAACTTGTTTTAGGTTAGTAAGGAAAGTTGTATCCTTTTTAACTGCTTCATGATTTCCAGCATAAATAATAGTGGGAATCTTACAAGCATTAACCAAATCAAAATATGTTTCTAATTCTTCCATATTAGGAAGTTTATCAAAAACATCTCCGCCAACTACAAAAAGATCGCACTCACTTTGAAGCGTTTCTAGTTGCCGCCAGAGCATATTAAACCTATTTTTAGCCCATTCAATAGGTACGTTCTTCTGACCCAATTTGATATGGACGTCAGCTGTAAATAATACTTTCATATTGCCTTATGAGACAGAAAAGCCCGCTAAGCATTTCGTTTAGCGGGCTTTAGTTTTTTAACCAAGTTCTTTGACTGCTTCTTGCTCAGAAGATTCGGCTTCGCCGTCTTCTTCAGTGTTGGTAGTAATTTTTTCCAACAAGGCTTTTACATCTGCTTCTGTAGGACGAGGAAATTTCTCATCAATATTCTTAGCAGCGTCAGCCATAGCACGCTCATCATCAGTTAATGGGCGGGCTTTGCAACGCAAAACCTGTAATGTATACTCAACATTAAAAGGCAGAGGGCCTGTCTTTACACGCTTGAATACAACATCCCAACCTGTGTCATAGTCAGTAGGGTCTCCTAAATCTTCAGCCGCTGTAACAATTTGCTCAAACAACTTCTTTTTCAAGTTAA